AGTATATGTTATTGTTTGTCTTAAAAAACTACTTCTCCAATCACTATTAGCAGTTTTTGTTATTTTAACTGCACCATTATCTAAACTTAAAGATGCACTTGCTGCTGTACCACCATAATCTGCTACTGTCCAATCTTGCAAAACCTCTTTTACTGATACGTTGTCTACAAATAAATCACAAGCAGAGTTTCTTTCTATTACTAATGTAGCATTAGTTGCAGTAATATATTGTGTGTAAGTTCCATTAGCATTATATGTGTTAAAAGGACTTTGCCCTGATGGTCTAACTCTTATGCTACCTGAAGTATAATCTACAATATCAAAAGTTACTTTGTATGTTTTGCCAACTACAAAAACACCACCTTGACCTGCATATTGATACGAACCATCTGATATACAATGTAATTTACCATTAGTAATTTCAAATGTACCTCCTGCCATATTCCAATCACTATCTGTAGCAAAGTCGCCATTTGTAACTTGCTCACTACCTATTTGACTAAAATCTCCATTAGTTACTTGCTCTGAACCAATTTGTGAGAAATCACCATTTGTTACTTGTTCGTTTCCAATTTGTGCAAAGTTACCATTAGCTACTCTATTTGGAGAGTAGTAAGTATTATACATACGAGTAATCTCAGCTTGTGTAAGTTCTCTATCGTAAACTGCAAACTCATCTATCTTGCCTACAAAACTATTACCACCTGATTGTTGGTCGCTACCTATAGTTAAAGATTCTGTGTATGTACTTACACTACCACTATTATCTCCAAAATCTGTGTTTATTAAAACTGCATCTACCCACAACTTTGATTTTGTAATATCTGATTTACAAACATAAACTACCCAATGATGCCACTCTCCATCATCTTGTGCAGGTGTATCATCCCACATTTGATAATAATTATTACCTAAATACAATAATGGTCTATCAGCATTCCAATTAAAATTAAAAGAACCTTGTTTAACATCTCCATTACCAAAAATACCTTTATTTTGACCTGTTTCACTTGCCTTACACCAAAAAGAATAAGTTGCGTGTTCGTATTGTACAACCTCGCCATCAGTAATAATCCTATCATCTACTCCATCAAAGTCAATAGAATGTTCGTTTACAAACCTATAGATAGGTCTTGTATTAAGTGATAGCTTGTTCGCTAATGCTAACATATTTTATTCTTTATATCCGATAGCTAATCCACTCGTAAGAGTTATAGCCGTAATGTTCATAAAAAGAGTTGTACCAGCAGGGATTGTAGTAACTAAGTTACTCTCTCCTGTACAATCTGCTACAGTTAATGAAGATATTACACTTTCTAGTACAAATTGTACTGCATAAAAATCTTTGCCTGTTTGTGCAGTTGTAGTAAATACTTCTACAGTACCTTTTCCTAACTGCTCTCTTAATAATTCATTATTATTTTCTATTACCATAATTTTTTATTTATTATTAACTAACGTATATGTAATTTGTACCACTTGGTTCAGGATGTTGATTATATTGTACTTCTTCTTGTCCTGATTCTTCTGATACTAATAATTTTCCTTTCTCCACACTTCCTTTTACAACCCCCTTAGTGTTAGCAGGTGGTGTTAAAATATCATTTTCATTTATCGGTGCAGTTCCTGATCCTAACACTACACTTGCACCTTGCCAAGACACTTCAAATATCTCGTATGTCCAATATCCATTAGGTAAAAAATCAATAGCACCTGTATAGACATCTTCTGTCGTATTGTGTAGTATTTGAAAGCTAGTATATCTGTCATTAACCGATTGGCTTTGTCCGTAGCCATATACCACACTTTTAGACATATTATTTGTAAACTTACATAAATACCTTATTTGTGTTTTAGGTACTGCCGTATCTATACGTTTTTCTTCCGTAGTAGTGTAGAATGTTGCAGTAGAACCATAAGTTGCGTGTATCATAATGTGTTTACTTACTATATAATAGAAAAAAGTCGTTTTTGTTTGATAAAAAAAAGGACTACCGAAGTAGTCCTCTAAGAAATATGAAAACAATAATTAAGAAGTAACTATTGATTGAAAAGTAAACGCTGAATTATCTAACGGAGTAGTAGTATAGTCAGCTACAGTTACCATAGGATCTCTTTCCATACCATCAAAAGTCCAAGTGTAACCATTCATATCTCCAAACGCAGCACCAGTAGCACCTGTGCCTGAGTTTAGTTCCATACCATTTTCTAATCCTAAAGCTAATAATACATTGTGATTGTTAGCAGTCAATACTTCGTTTAATTCTAAAAAGATAACCAATCTATTAGAAGCTAATAGTTTTACTTGGTTTTGATCTTCTTTTGTTAACTTGTGTAGCATTATTTGAACTGATGGAGTATAAAATACTGTACCATTCTCGCTAGAACCTGTTAAAGTTTCTGTACAAGAAGCAGTACCCCTCTTTAAAGTGTATTTATATATGTCATCAGAAGCACCTAAGTCAAAGTCAGTCAATTCGCCTGATGCAGTTACATAAGAAGCAACCTCATCAAACTGTGCGAAATAAATTGCCTTTATCCCACCTACTGTATCTCTACAAGTTATATTTCTTCCTTTTGTTAAATTACAAGACATATTATTAATTATTAAAGTTAAGGAAAGAGGGTAAACCCTCTCTCCGTTAAATCAGTTATTATGCTTGGTTTACAATGTCAGAACCTACTCCAACTTGTACACCACCTGAGAACTTAGCAACTACTCTTAGATTGTCAGAACCATCTAGGTCAGTCATATCTAACATCTTGATATTAGTGTTATCTGATAATAGGTCAGTTCCGAAGAATAAGTTAGAAGTTTCAGCAGCAACCATTACGTTATCTGCCATACCTGGACATGGTTGGATAGTGATACCTTCAAATACAGGGATGTAATCACCTTGCATGTTGTAAGCATTAACATATCCTAATGTAGAGATAGCTGAAATGTAGAATCTGTAAGTTTTCATGTTCATATAGATTCTTAAATCATCTCTTCCGTATACATTAGCAGGAATGTCTGCAACTAATGTCTGTAGGTTAGCTATAATGTTAGTAGCTGAATAAGCACCTGAAGCACTTGAAGATACAACTGTACCATCTACTGCAAAAGCACCTGTTGTAGCAGTTTGGAATCCTTCAAATTGACCTGCTGAAGCATCAGCACCTTGCCAAATAGAACCCTCTACTGCATCTGCAATAATTTCTCCGAAGTAAGATAATACATACTGATCAAAAGTAGGTGCAGTTCTGTTGAAAGCACCTGCCTTCATTTCTTCGGCTTCCCATCCTGACAACAACGTTTTCTTACAAAGATCAACGTTAATTTGTAAATTCTTAGGGGTAAGAACCTTTTCTGTTAATGCTAAAGTACCTGCATCAGTAAAATCACAAGTTGCATCTGCTACTAAGCTAGAACCTGCCATTTTTCTAATGTTCTCTTTATATTTAATATTTTCTAAGACAGTTAAACCTTCTAAAGATTTAGCTTCTTTTAAAGCAGCCGAAATATATTGTCCGAATGCTTTTCCTGAATAGTTTGATGTTACGTTAAACGCCATTTTTTTATTTATTTAGTTATGTTATATAATATTCTTTCTCTTTTAGACATTTTTGATAAATCTCTTGATGTAATTTCTTTACCTAATGCACTAAACTTATTAATATCTACAGGGTTTGCAGCAGGTTCGTTTGATAACTCTACTACTTGTGCAGATAGTTTTTCTTTTTCTGAAGATAATTCTTCATTTGTTGATTTAAGTTCTGCTAACTCAGATTTTAAGTTTTCTATCTCAGTATTAACATTACTCATTAGATCAACTACTACGGACTTAACTTCATCCATAAAAGCAACCGAATCAAATTCTACTGCTTCTGTTTCTTCAACTTCTTCAGTAATTTCTTCGTTCATTTCTTCCTTTTCAGTTTCTTCTGTAGCTTCTTCTTCTACTACTTCTTCTTCAGTTTCTATAATTTCAGCTACAACACCTTCTTCTTCAACTTTTATGCCCATACCATCTTCTAAACGATATTCGCCAACAGGAAGTAACATAGTTGTTCCATCTTCTGTAAGAACTGATACATCCACTCCTGCTTCTAATGAGTCAGCAGTAGAAACTATTATAGTACCATCTTCAAGTTTCGCTTGAAACTCTAAATTCACTTCTTCTTGTTTGTCAAGACCAAGTGCTACTAATATTTGTTGTTTTAAATCCATTTGTCTTTTTTTTATATAATAGAATTAATTATTGTTTGTTTGATTTTTATAAAAGTGATATTAATTTTTTTAATACTTTAGATGCTTCTCCTGTTGGTATTTTTACTCCTAATTCTTTAGCTGCTTTTTCTAAAGTATTTAATTTTTTTTCTAAATTAGTTCTTGTTTTAGATGCTTTTGTTTTTGTTTTATTTAATCTTTTTTCAAGTTCATCTATATTTTTTAAAGTACCATCTAAATATCTTATTGCTTCGTTTGCTTCTCTTTCTGAAGTTTTATAAATATCTTCTGCTTTTTCCATTTTATTTCTTAATTCAAAATATTTTGCTTCAGCTTTTTCAAAAGCAGCATTTTTTTTATCAACTTCTTTATATGCTTTTAATTCACTTTTTTCTAATTCCTTAATGCCTTTAATATCTCTATTTAAGTCAGGAATTAAATCTTTAGCTTCTTTAGTAAGTTTTTCTACATCATCAGCTAATCCTAAAGAAATTTTAGTTGCTGCTAAATCTATTTTTTTTTCTTTTACTAATTCATTAAGTGCATTTAGTATTTCTTCGTTTGAAAATTGTTGTTTACCCATTTTTTCCATTTTATTAATAAAGTAGCCCTCTATACTTAGACCTTTTAGTTCTCCATCTTTTATCTTATTCCACATCTCATCATTCTCTATCTTCATCTTTACAAACCAAGTACCATCAGGCAAGTCAAAGCCATATAGCTTAGATTTATCTTGTTCGCCTTCTTTTATCCAACTTTCTATAGTCAATACACCTGATACTCTATCTTCGTGTTGATATGTAGCTTTATGATGGTTGTTATGCTTTAGATATAACTCACTAGCTTGTCTTACTGTTTCTTTTGAGAAATATACATAGTAATTAGAGTCAGTATTAGGATCATATCTAAATATTTGTTTGTTAGGTATTAATGCAGGACTTACTAGCATTCTTTTCTCCTCATCTATCTTAG